GTCTGCGGATGGTGCATCTTCCATTATCGAGGATTTGAATGATGCCGGCATGGTTTGCATTCCAGCTCCAGGGTTAGACATCGACGATGGACTACAGGCACTTATTGGCAAGATGTCATGGGACACCGCTAGACCTGCAGATTCGGTCAACCGACCGCATTTCTATGTCTCCTCCGAGTGTGAGAACATCATCCAAGCGTTGGCTGAATATACTGGGGAAGGAGGGCTTAAAGAAGCGTGGAAGGATTGTATCGATGTGTGCCGTTACGCCGCTATTGCTGGCATAGATCATGTTGACGAAACCAGAAATCTTGCTACAAGACAGGGAGCAGGAGGCTACTAACAAGCTATGAAGACTCAAAACAAACCAATAGTTGCCGAGGAACTTATCATTGACTGCCTAAAGGAAGCGTATCTCAAGAGGGCGAAAATAGAAGAATACGGGAAAACCCCTAGACTTACCGATGAGCTTGAAACCCTTGAACACGCTATTAAGTACATGAAATCTAAACTAAACCATGAAAACAGCACCAACTAAGAAAGCAGCAAAGCGCGGTCGTCCGCCTAAAGCCAAGCAAGAAACCTATAGTTCCCTTGTGGAATCTAGAGATAATACCACCTATGAGGGTGATTATCTAGTGATCCGCACATGCCCAAACCCGAATTGGGTGATGGTTCGCATGGATGGTGAGGCAGTCCCAGTTAAGGCTCCACCTAGGGTATCGCACAAACTAGTTGGCAAACCTATAAAAGTTGTTATGATACGCCCCGAAGTAGGCGAGCAGTTCTACGAATACATGCCATCATGAGCGCACCAACAGAAGAGCAAGAAGAATCGATGATCTACGCCGAGGACGGCCCTAATGTCATGGCGTTGGCTGATGCCTACGACAATTGCCTTATTGACTTGGAGGAATATTTTGAGGCTTGCTTGCGCTCATACGATGACCGCCGTAACCTTTGGCCAGGTAAATCTGACGACCTCCGCAAACAAGCCGCAAATGCCTTTCCTTGGCAGGGAGCTAGTGATATTGAGGTCAATGTCGTCGGTGAGCGTATCGACGCATTTGTGGCTATCCTAGACCAAGCGTTGCAGCGTTCCCACATCAAGGCGTTCCCAACTTCGATGGCATCCATGCCACGCGCCTCGATGGTGTCTGGATTCCTCAAATGGATGCGTTCATCTTATATCCCAAACTTCCGTCAACAGATGGAATTGGGTGCTAATTATCTGCTAGAGAAGGGGTTGATGGTGTCATATGTCGGATGGAAGCGTGAAAAAAGGACATATTTGCAACAGGTATCCATCGAGGAAATCGCACAAGTCTCCCCCGATCTAGCGGAACTTATTGTTAGTGGTGCTGATGACGAGATGGTATTCGGTATGCTTCAGACAGCATTCCCCGACCTCTCTGATAAACGCGCCAAGAAAGCCATTATGGATCTTCGTAAAAAGGGTCTAGCTGAAGTCTCTGTTCCTCGTACATCGGTAGATTGCCCAGTAGTTTACTCATGCGCCCCCGATGGCGAGGTTCTTTTCCCATCGTATGTGACTGATCCTCAACGCGCTCCGTATGTTTTCTGGAGAACATTCCTTACAGCTCAAGAGCTTGAGAAGAAGGTAGCCTCCGAAGGCTGGGATGCTGATTGGGTTGAGAACGCTATTGAGCGTCTCCGTGGCAAAGATAGCATGTACCTTGACGGCGAGAAACTCAAGACAATCGACCGCTTGCCTATCACGGACGATAACGACCTTGTTATGGTGGTGTATGGCTACCAGCGTTTGATTGACGAAGAGGACGGTTCTGAGGGCATTTATTGTACCGTGTTCCACCCAACCACAGAAGGCTTCGCCAAACACGAACTACTTAACGGTTATGACGACTACCCCTTTGTGGTTACGCGCCTATCGAACGACCAAAAGCGCATGTACGAAACCCAGACCTTCTCGGACATCCTCCGTGGAGCGCAAATGCAAATCAAGACCGAGCGTGATTCTCGTATTGATCGTGCTTCTCTGGCTACTCTCCCTCCATTGTTGCACCCGGCTGGTCGTCCTCCCTCTGATTGGGGGCCAGGAGTAAGGGTTCCGTATCGTCGCCTTGGTGAGATTCAATGGGGGCCCCCGCCTCCAGCTGACAATGGCTCCATTGAGGTTGAGGTGTCCATGACCGCGCAAGCAGATCGCTCAGTTGGTCTTGATATGTCCAACCCAATCTCCGCTTCACGCCAGCAATTCGTGGTGTCCAAGTTCTTGGATCATGTCCGCGATGTGCTGAACATGGCGTGGAAGTTGTATCAGCGCATGGGGCCAGATGAGGTGTTCTTCCAAGTTACCGGAAATCCTAATCCGCAAGTCATGACCAAAGGTTCCGCTGATGAGAACTTCAGCATTGTGGTTAACTTTGACTCACAATCGAACGACCCAGAGACTGCCGAAACGCAGCTAAAGAACATGGTTTCATTGGTGCAACTCGACCGTAATGGCATCATGGATGTGAATAAGTTGCTTGAGTTTACAGCATCCAGCATCAACCCGATCTTTGCTGACTATGTTCTACAACCAGCTGAGGAAGCTCAACAAAAGGTTCAGAAGAATGTTACTGACGACCTTGCTAAGATCTTCGCTGGCATCGAGGTTCCTGCCCAGCCTAATGGCGCACAGATGGCAATGCAGATGATCCAAGCGTATGTCCAGCAACCAGACATCATGCAACGCGCACAGCAGGATGAGGCATTCGGTGCAAGGCTTCAGAAATATATGGAGCAATATCAGTTCCAGCTTCAGCAAATGCAGAATGCTGAGATCGGTCGTATTGGAACAGCCCCAGCACAAATGGGCGGGGTTCAAACTCAACAAATGCAACAAGGATGAAAGCCAAAATGATCAAACGAGCAGATGGCTCCATGTCCATGCGTGGGCTATACGACAACATTCGGGCCGCTGCTGGTTCTGGTAAGAAGCCTACTAAGGAAATGCTTAAACAGGAGCGCAAGATCAAACGCGCAGAAAAGCGTAAGTAAACCTATCCTAACAAGGTCAATTCCCATAGCTATGCTCGCTAGGCCCGTCGAGCCGTGATCAAATGGGGACGGTCATCGGATTCCAAATCCGCTTCCGAGTTAACGGGCCGCCAATCCAACACCACTATGACACCGATACCGAAACCAGACATCCAGACGGCAGTGGAAGCCCTCCGTGACCGCGAGGAATATCACGTTATCCTAGCGTTCATCCGCGATGAGCGTGAGAAGTTCTTTGGTGATTTCCGCCAAGCAGAATCATCGAATGATGTGATGAAGCTCGCAGGAAGCATCTCTACGCTGGATGAGCTACTCTCAGTCTTAGCTTGACAAACCCGCTAGAATAGTTTAAGCATTCCCCGCATTCAGCTTCGGTTGCGTGTGTTTTGTTTCATCGTTCGTTTCATAGTTTCACCCTCGGGAGGTTAAAATCTCTCGGGGGTGTTTTCTTTACGCCATTAGAACGATCTTGTCCTTGGCATCCTGTTCCTCAATCAACTGATTGAAATCACGGACATGGTGAGCGTATTCAATGTCTTCATAGTAATCTCCAATTATTTCAATTCTATGGGGATGTCTCATTTTGCGCATCGCGTGTTGCTTGAGTTGATACGCCCTACCAGTTGTTATCCCTAGAAGTCTACCAAGTTGAGCTGGTTTTAGGTCATCGTTCTGAAGGATAAATATATCGCGCTTATCAATTCCAGACTCCATGATTTGAGGCCAAAACCCATCAAGGCTTATCTCGCATCCATTAGGGAGCTTCTCGTCTTTTCCGATAAGTGTCAGCTTCTTTTTAAGTTGTCGTTTTTGGATGTCGAGTTGATCAATGTTGCCTCTAATCGTATCAATGATTTGATTGATTCTAACGATCTTGCCCTTCTCGAACTCAATCTTCCTGTCTACCGATCTGATTTCCTTCTGTACTTGTTCAGCATTCATAGCGTTTCGAGGCTTATTTTATAGGGTGTTTTGTAGCCTTCAAGAATAATTTCAATTATTTTGCATGGTGTATGGCATCACCAACGGTCAAGTTGACTTACAATTGACTTACACTTAACTCCCGGCATTCGAGGAAGGCTCTAGGGCATAGTTCGCCTTAAGCGGATAAACTATGTTGATACTCCCGTATATTCTTCGGAAAGGACATTCACACACCAGCGGGGCTGGAACCAAGGATAGCAGAGGGTTGAGGCTGTAAGTCTGCATCAAGCTCCTTGATCGTCACGCTCTATTTAGCTACGCCGCGACTGACTTCAAGCGTAGTACCCGTGAGACTTTTACCTAGCTTCCGTGCGGTCGTTTTAGCGTTCCTCGGTTGCT